GTTATCATAGTTTACCCAAGTTAAAAGATGCCAATTACCATCAGTTACAGTAGTTACACCTAAATGTTGGTTCCAACCACCTGAATAAGTCCAATAAACAATTTTACCTGCATTTACCCCCATCACTGAAAAAACTGGGCCTCCATTGTCATTTGACATTACAGGTCCAGCGCCTAAACCATTTACAGTATCTGTAGTTTTTACCCAAGCACATACTGACCAATTTACATTTCCATTTCCTAATGTTATATTAGTATTTAAGGTTATTCTATCATCAACACCATCAAAACTCCATGCCCCACCAAAACCAGTTTCAAAATCTACTCCATTAACTAAAGTTCCATTTACAGAACCTTTTAGAGAATAGGCAGTTGTTGCATTTCTTTCAAATGATACTAAATTACCAGCATCAACAGCAAATGTTAACCCATCTGTTATAATTGGCGCTTGATAGTAGTTTTGTTGTACTTCTGCGGAGGATAGTTGTTTGTTATATATTTTTATATTTGATATGGTACCATCAAATTTATACCCTACATTATTAGGGTTATCACCAAATCTAGATGCCATTCCGCTCCAAACATTCCTTCCATTCCATGTAGGGTTACCACCATTTGATGTTGAGTTATTCAGAACACCATCAACCCATACTTCACCAACTGAATCTCCTCTAGAAGCTATTACTTGATGCCATTTATTATCTAATAGATTAACACCGGTTGAACCTAAAGACATTAATAGAACATTAGGTCCACTCATATTAGAATATAATTGATATGAAATTGCACCACCAGTTGTAAGTGATATATATCTACCATAATCTAAACCTACTAAACCCCCTAAACCATTAAAACCAACCGAATCTGTTTTAAACCATACTTCCCATGAGTGATGTTTAAATTCGTAATCAGTTCCAACTCCTGCAAAAAGAATATCATCAACACCATCAAACTCCATTGCCCCTACATTACTAAATGCAATACCGTTAGTTAAAGTACCATTATTTGTTTCACCACTTAAATCTAGAATAGATGTGCCTGATCTTGGGTATGATAGGAGAGTACCAGCATTTACATCTAAAGCTAACCCATCAGTTACCATGGGAGTTATAGGATTATGCATTACCTTTTTATCATTTTGACCAGCATAATATGTAAAACATTGGCCTATTGTAGTATAAGACGTTCCTGCTATTTGATTAGTCATAGTGATTAATTGGGCATCACTAGAGGGAGTTAAAATTGAAGGTCCTTGAGTTCCTGACTTATTTTGATATATGCTATAACCATTTACTGATGGGTTAATACCACTAAAAAACCCAGTAGTAGAAGTAGGACCCTTGGGTACATTATTAGCACCAATATTAAGATTTCCAATTCTTAAAGAATTAGAGTCTGCTTCTGTATTAAATTTAATGGGATTAGGCATTTTGTTTATAAATATTACACTTTTCTCTTTGATGTTGTTTGAAATGTAGAAGTGTATGGAGTTAATTTAGGGTTTTCTATATCAAATAATGCTCTTACGTGACTAAAAATTTCTAGATTTTTTTCTTGTGTACGAGGTGACTCATATACTTCCCAATTTTTACCTTTTAAACGTTTTCCGGCTTTATCTTCACCTCTCGATTTAGATTTTAACCATAAAACTCCTACTCTATCTACTTTCATACCATAACACTCTTCATAACATTGAGCATATAGCGCTCCTTGTAAGTCATATGTTGTCTGTAGATGATTAGATGTCTTAAAATCTATAATCCAACGTTCGGTTTTTCCATTAAATTCTAATTCACATACTAAATCACACGTTCCTGCAACTTGTAGTTTATCTGAAAATAGGTGTACTTCTGCTTCTACTAATACGGGATTATATGTTTCCCAAAAATCAACGAATCTAAGGAACATTTGCCAAACATGTGCAGGCATTTTTGGATTACCATCAGGGTATAAAAATGTAATTTCTTTCCCATTTAACCAATCCTCAATCATTTCGTGTACTTGTGTGCCTTCAGCAGCTGCTTTCTTAACAATGTGTTCAGAGGCATGCCCTACTTTTTTAAGCCAGTCTTCAAAATATTTACCTTTAGGGTAAGTACTTAAAACGTGCGTGATAGATGGATAATATTTACCGTTTCGTCTATAGTACCTAGAATCTGGCATTGTAACTTGTTGGTAATCATCTGAAATTTCTAGTAGTCTCTTGTATGATTTTTTGATCATATAGCTAATTTTTGTTCCATTAAGTCATAGTAGGTTAATGGTAACGTTGTTTGTATTAGTTTAGTGAAATTTTCGAAACCCATTTCACTCGGATCCTTATCTTGTAAATCTACAAGATAGACTTCTTTACCTTCTGCCATTAATCGTTCGCAGAATTTTAAAGCTTGTTTGATTGCATCCCTATCTAATGCAATATAAATTTTATCTACTACAGATGTAACTATTTTTTTCATTAAGCTACTCTGTATATTTTTCCCTAATAGTGGGATTGCGTTTCTTTTTATAGCTATAGCATCAAATAGTCCTTCACATAAAATAATAGGTATATTCCAGTTTATTAAATGTTCATTAGGTACTACATCTCTACTTGCTGATGGGTTTCTGTATTTAACATATGGTTCCTTTTCAAATGAACGAGCAGTAAAGTAATTTAGTCTACCATCTGCATCATATGTTGGAATTATAATCATATTTTTATATAAACCTTCTTTACAGTAACCTATGTTATACTTGATAATATCGTATTTACTCACGTGCCTATTTTTTAGGTACGCAAGCGCGTGTCTAGCCATAATACCGCTTAAGTCAACGCTATCTAGGCCAATAAACTCGGATGGTAATACAACACTAGATACAACTTGTGTTTCTTTAATTGATTTTGAAGATTTAACTAAACTACCTAGTTCTACAAATTTATCTGATGCCGTTTTTAATTGTTTAAATAAAGAATAGATAGTAGTACCTCGAGCGTCACAAGCCCAACAATGCCAAGGATTTTTACCTTCGCGATTTTCAGTTAAGTTAACTTCTAATTTGGGTTTATGGTGATGACATAAAGGACAGTGGTAAGCATAGTTGTTTCGAGCAGTTGCCTTCCCCGAACCTAATACTGAATTTACTAGTGTAACTAATAACTGGTTTACCATAAATGGTAATATACGAAACTATATTGTGTCCTCCACGAGACTTTCAAAATCTAGACCATCTAGATCTTTTGTGAAAAATTTACCTAAAATATTATCATTAAAAAAATCATCTGGTTTTTCTAATACTTCATATAACATTTGATATTTAATTTCAAAATAGGTAAGTTGTTTTTTGGTTTGCACACATTTTAATATGGTACGTTCAAATTCATCTTTTTTACCTTCTAATAATAATTGTTTAATATCTTTTTGGGAACCATAATATTTAAACCAATCTGATTCTTTAACTACTAGTTTATATGAAGGTCGTCTACCAACTACTCCAGTTAGAGCAGCAAGTTCTTTTTTACCTAATTTTTTCTTTTGGTTATGAAATAGTACTTTTTTCCCAATATAAGATTTACCAGTAGGTTTGTGTGTTGTCATATAGACAAAACCAAAAGTATTGTTTGGAAATTGAGTAATATCCCCTATTTCATGTGTTTTATAAGTCCAGCTCATGTTTTTAGTTTTAATTAAAATTTATCTGTCTATATTTACTAAAATAGTTGTATCCGTAATAGGGGATGATTGTAGTGGTTTTGCTAATTTAGCTACAGCTAATAGTTGATGATTTTCATCATATAATCCTACAGTTGTAATATAGGGTTCAAAAAATGAACTTGTTACAAACCCTAAAGGAGAACCAATAGATGCTGTGTTTTCCCATTCTATACTACTTCCTGAAAATACTGTAGGTATTTGGCTACCTGTTACAGCACTAGGATTTAATGTATAATTAAATTCGTTTTCATCAATTGTACATTGATATTGTGTTTCAAATAATTTATATGAACTAGAGAAAGAAGCAGTTAGATTTCCATTAGCCATTGTTTGAAATATACCGTTTGCCCTTCTAAGAACTATAATACCATGCTGGTATATAATATTACCGTCTATATCTCCATCTGGGGCAATAATACGCCCATTTCCATCATCTCTATAACTACCCGAGGAAATACCTCCTACTGTAGAGAGTTCAAATGAGTTGGGTTGAATATAATCTCCAAATAATTTTGAGGGTATACTTATTATTGCAAACACACCAGATGCTGGGAATATTTTACCAGGAAAAAGTGTGGTTTGTTCGTAATTATAAAAATTAGATTGTTGAACACCACCAATACGTGTATCTCCATCTCTGTTTGCACCTAGTAAAATACTAGATGTTATTGCATCTTGAGTAAATCCGGCACTACCTGAAATATAGTTAGTGTAGTATAGCTGTTTAATTGAATTGGCTAGTAAAACAGTATATTCCTCTTCACCAGAGTTTCCTACTAGAGTTTTATTAGTTAAAAAACTAGTGTCGAAAGTACCAGCGGGAATATTATACCAATTAATACCATTATCTGGAAATTCACTATCTAAAAAAGAAAATGATTTATTTACTTCAAATGGTGATACTATTAAGTCTTGTGTATTGAATTGTTTGTAAGCGCTCATTCATTTTAGAAATCTAGTTTAACTCTAACAAGAGCTTCTTTTGTAAAATCTTTTTGTATAGGCTTTGATAATTTAGCTACAGCAATTAAATCATTTGAATCGTTATACATTCCTACTGTGGTAGGGAATGTTTGTGGGTTGTTGATAAAGTAAGGATAAAGTACTTCACCAGTTGAACCTGATATAAATGATGGGTTTTCTGTATAGTTAAATTCACTATTTCTTGCTCTAATAAACACATAATCAGAAGTGATTGTTTCTTGTGAGTTAAGAAGGAATTTATTACCATCTTCATCTCCCAATGAAGCAGTCATTACAGCAAATAATTTTGCTGGGTTATTTCCAAATGTATTAGAAGCAGTTATCGTTAATAAATTTATACCACCTGGGGTTGGGGTACCTGTAGTATTATCATCTAAAGCTGCCTCGTTTAATAGTATAGTAGAAATATCTGGACAAAACCAACCATATGATCCACTATTTGGGGTAAAACCTGTTCCTCCAGATGCAGCATCATAAGCTACACCACTAGAACCACTAATTAATTGGTAAACTCTTTGTGTACCATAATAAGTTGGTAATGTTACCATTCCAGAATTATCAGTTAAGTGGATTTGGGTATAAGCTGCTAATGTGTTATTACTTTTTAAAGTTAAATTGAGTGTTCCTGGGAGGAGAGATTGTTTATATCTTGCTCTTTCAATACTTATAACATAAAAACCATTATCTACACTTCCAGTAGAAGATTCACCCCATATAAAATTAGCGTTTTCATCTTCTAATATTAAAGTTCGATATTGCCCATAAATTGTGGTTGTAGGTGATACAAAGGGTACTGACCCGTCAAAGTTAACTCCACCTCCACCATTTTTATTGGCATAGGCAATTTGAAATTGAACAGCTGCGGCAGATGACCCAGTCGTACTACTAGATGATGTATTGAAAACACTTAAATAGTAAGGACCTGATGATCCTTGTGTTTGTGTGGAAGATGTAAAAAAGGTGTTTAATGATGGAGTATTATTGCTCCACACTGTTGAAGTTACTGAATCAGAACTTACTACGAAATCCTCTGGATCTAATCTTTTAAAAGCCATATTATGATATTGTTGCGGTTAAAGTTTGTCTTGTTATTGTTACTGGGATTGTAATACGTGCTCCACTATCTAACCCTGTTACTGTTAATGTTGTTCTTAATTGAGTATTAGAACCAAATAATGTATTTACTGTTGTTGCTGTTAAATTTATTTGAGTTCCAGTTACTGTTTTTGCAACACTAGTTCCTATGGTTCTAGCAGCATTTGTATTTGCAGTTGTAGCAGCATTAGTTTGAATACCCTGTGCTGAAAATGTACTTGATACTCTTACATCCCCTAAAGTTGCACTATATCCTGATGTTTCAAATGTTTGTTCATTACCCAAATAATTTAATGTTTGTGGAGTAATTGATAATTGAGCTCCTTGTCTTAAAGTAATTGCGGCATAACCTAAATCTAATACAGGTAATTTAGAAGTACCTCTAGGTAAAGTAGTTAATTCCCTCC